CACAGTAACCACAATAACAAGAACAATAAATACAACAACCACAACAGAAACTACAACTACCTTTGGGCAATAGCTTTACTTCTTTGTCCTTCAAAAGTTTTAGCTAATACAACAGTTGCAAGTCCTAGCTCTAATGCTCAAGGTGTTGTGAATAACAATGCCACCATGATCACGCCATCTTCAATGCCACAGTTTAGAATGAGTCAAGGTATTGTTTGCTCCTCCCCATCGCTTACAATTACCCCGTATCTAACAGATGCTCATACATTTTCATTACCTAGAGAAACTGTGACCAGACAAAATATATATGACGAGAATACAGGTGAAATAAAGTATGTTCAAGAAACTCCTAGATTTGAGAAGGAAAACTTTAATTTAAATTATGGAATCTCTGCTCAAATAAACATACCATTGGGAAAGTCACCAGCCCTTTGCCATGAAGCAACCCAAGTAAATATAGAAGCTCAAAAGTTATTGATAAAGAAAACTAAAATGGAAATTAGCCTCTATCGTTTGGAGATGTGTGCAAAACAAGCAAAATTAGGTGTTACCTTCAAACCTAATACTCCTAGTGCTGTTACTTGTGAAGATATTGTTGTTACTATCCCACCAAATCAAGTTATCCCACATACTCATAAATTAAAGCAGTAGACAAGCACGGTTAGACTTGTCTACCTAGACACCCTATCCATTGCCTTGTCGAATAGGGTTCTTTTATTCTACCTTATCTTTCTTCTTTGTAAGCTTTTTCACTATTTGTTTTACTAATGGTTTTACTGCGTTAAGAAGAAGTGGACTACTGGCAGCGACCAGGCCAATAACAGCAGTAGATACAATAGTAGAAACTTCTGGAATGTACTGATCTTTAAACGGAACACTTTCATAGAGAGTTATACATTCAATCCCATCATCTCCTCTTTTATGTCCTATGACACGTTCCAATCGTTTTTCGTTACGAAAGTCTCCTACTCTCTGATTGTTTTTACCAGGGCAGGGTTCTAATTCTATCGGTTTATCTTCTTTGATTTCTGGTATTTCTGGTTGCTTTGTTTCTGGTAAGGGTGGGGTTTCATTATTTGTAGGAACTTCTTCTGTAATGACAAGATTCTCAGGTGTATAGTCAAGAGGAATGAAACTAGGAAATGGTACATCGCACGTTGTATATACTCCATTAGGATCATCTAATAACAAATTACGATTACCAGTATTCTTTATATCTCGATGTTGATATGTACAACCAGGAACATCTATATCAGGTGGTTTTGCTATCTCAATATAATGTGGGCTATATATCTCTGGTACATTTGGAACGTATATCTCAGGAATATAGATCTCAGGTATTTCCAATTATATTTTTGATTCGCCCATTATTGGTGGTAATGGTAAAGATGGGCCAGTAAGATCAGGTAATCCTTTTTCTAAAACTTTTGGCATCATTCCTTGAACATTTCTAAGAACTTTATTCATCATTTTTGTTTGAAATTGTTCTGATGTTACATATTTGTATGCAAAGTACGTTCCACCGCTCATGGAGGCTACCATTACAAATGAAACTATGCTAAGAATATTAGCAATTTTTTGAAACATGATTAAATTTGCAATTTTGAAAGCACTATCTTTTACGAGTGTGCTTGTATTACTGCTTATTGTAGCTCTATCCCCTCTCTACGTCACTATGGGGTTAATGACAAGGCAAATGCAAGAAAAGGTTAATTAATCAGCATCTGCAATAGTATTTCCTTTATCTACCCACAAAAGATATTCTTGGTAATCTATATTGTTTTCATCAATAGGAATACAAGCTCCATCTTCTATTCTTATTATTGAAGTAGATGTTTTTCCTTCATCAACTCTAGATTTTTTATAAGTGTAGGTCATAATTCTGAATCTCCTTGTAGATAACCAGCCGCATCAGTAGGGTAAAGATGTCCAGGAGCACCATTACTAGCAGAAGTAGTGGTAATTCCAAATTTTATTCTACCTCCAAAATCTGAATTTAAATCAGCAGCATGAATTGCATTAACTGATTCATAACTACCTGAGACTTCCGAGTCAAAAGATAAATTATTATAAGTAAGACTTGGATTTGCTCTCATTGGAACTGGAAATTGACCTAAAACTCTTGCTTCATTTTGAGATCCTGCAACTATACCACTAAATATAAAAGCATTCTGAATTAATCCTAACTTAAAGAAATATCGTTGACACTTTCTTAAAGTTGTGTTTTTGTCCTCAAATTCAAAATCTGTTGCCACGCTACCTACTTCTAATTGGACTCCTGTAATCTCATATGTTGCATCATTTGTTGTGTACCATGTTGAGGGAAAATCAGGCATTTTTGCAGTTCCATCATATGTTGCCCATGTATTTAAAGCTACACCAGATGATGTCTCGTCTGTTCCAGAAAATTGATGAATCCACAATTCAAAAGCACCACCAACATTATTATCAAATTGTAAGTTAGAATTTCCTGGAATTGTTTTTGTTACTTTAGTCCAAGTATTAGCAGTTAAAGATCCAGTTTCAAATGGATATTGATACATTGTTCCATCTGTACTTCTTATAAAACTATAAAAATTCTGTGCAACACTTGATTTTACCCAAAAAGATAAAGTTATAAAACTTGAGCTAGAATTATAATTCCAGCCAGAGTTAACTATATCTTGTCCTTCTAACATAGTAGATATTCTTACAAAGTAATTACTTCCAGCACCACTCGTTTGATTTCCGTTTGTAACTCTAAAAGCCTTTCTAAAACCTAAAGAATATGGTGTTGTTCCTGATGCAACATCAACCTGTGCTTGTTGTGGTGCTTCATCTGCTCCATTATGTGTCAATCTAAATCTATCAACAGTAGCATAACTATTATTTGAGACACTAGATGACGTACCACGTTGAGCTATGGTCATTCCTCCGTTGATTATCAAATTTCTACCTTGCCTGTTAGATAAATTAGCAGTTGCCGTTCCATCAGTATTATTTATGCTGATTGCAGCCGAGGTTGCACTTACCCCTTTAATCGAATTTACCTTGATCTCTGACATAATTAACTAGGTTTTGGATACTTGTCCTTAATAGCTTTGATCTTAGTTTTCCAACCAGCTACACCACTATGATAAATCGTATCAAGCTGATCTTCAATACTTGGATATTCTGCTGCTCTGTCTCTTTGATATTTGGTTGCAGCTAACTCAGCATCTATTGTGGCTCTTGCAGCATCTACCTTACTTTGCTCAAGAGTTACAGACTTTCCATCTTTGTCAAAAGCACCAGTAGAATCATCAATAGAAACAACTGTTCCAGCGTATGCTTTGTAAATAGCCTCGTGATCTAAACTCATTATGCTGCTACCTCTATTGCTGTTATGGTTGAACTCATTCTTGGTGCATAATCATTGTTAGCATCATATTGGGCTCTATTGAGATATAAACTAGAACCAGATTGGTGAGCTAGATACCAAGCTACATTATAAGTAATTGCAGAAGTACTACCCGCAGTATCTAAAAAATTTATAACTGAGTTATCTATAGATTCACCATTATTTGGGCTGCGTTGACCAAAATAACCTCGTGATCTGCTTCCTGACGCATCACCAAGTGCAATAGCAGTTCCACCCTTTTCAAGTCTCAAAATATAATATGACTCTGCGGAAGCACATGTGTTCAAATTTGCCGTCACTAAAATTTTATTACTCGATGAAGAGGGTGTTATTGAGACACTCATACCAGAAATATCTGTCCATGTATCTATTGTACTTATAGAGGTCGTATCTGATTTAAATGTTTGTACAACTTGAAGAATTTTCCCCGCATTTGCGGTTGTAGCTATCGTTCCATCTGTTACATCTGGAAGTGTAAAAACTCTGTTGTTAGCTGAAGAAGAAGGTGCTTGTAAGCTGAAAGACCCACCACCTGATGCTGCGTTTAGTTTAATCTTTGCTGTCATAATTAACTTGGTTCGGTAGGAAAAGTAACAGAACTCATATCTAAATTACCATTAGAATCAAGTGCTGGTGATGAATTAGCTGGTAAATCACGCAAACTTTGACGATATGTTTTCCATTCTGTCTTTTTACTTGTGCTTAAAGGAGAATCAGTAAGAATAACCCAATCACAAGCTGTTAATAATTTATCTCTTTCTATTCTTAATAATCTCATTGGTTCAGCATTTGTAAGCCTTGTCAATTCTGCATTAATTTCAGATTCAGTTGGTTTTGTAGAGCTATCTAGCCAATTTAAACCAGAATAATCTAATCCTGTCCAAGTCCAATCTGTATTAGGTTTTAAACTTGCAAGAGCGGCAAAAATTTTATACTTCATGGTTCTAGCTCAATTAATGTAAGAGAGTAAGATTGAGTATCTGTTTCAAGGCGGTCTGTATTACCAGACGATCTAAATATTGCAAACGAGTATTCTTGTGATGAAGTTGTGTTTGGTGAATCAATAAAATTAAAAGCAATTGGAGTATAAGGATAAATGTTTGAAGAAACACCTCCGAATTGTTTATATATTTCAGTTCCACCAACAGAACCTCTGTAAATTTTAAACCCAGAATATGCGTTGCTTGTGCCATATACAAAAGTATTTGCATTAGCTAATATTAATATTTTATTACTTGCACTTGCAGGAGTTATTGTCTGACTAGTCAATTCTAATTCTGTGCTTCCGCTTGTAACTTTACTTGTTGTTAAGGCTCCAGAAGTGACATATTTAACAATTTTACCTCCAACACCAATTCCAGTAACACCGCTATTTGTGATTGACATTCTTTCAACACCACCAGTTGAAAACTTGATAGTGTCAGCAGCAGGAAAGCTAATACCGCAATTTGAATCAGTCCCAGTTAAAACTGGAGCGGAAACAGATCCCTCAACCCCAGAAATACCAGTAGTGCCGTTAATGTTTAAAGCCATAATTAAAGAATAACAAGAATTGCACCAGATGGCACAGTTACAGTAACACCTGAGTTAATTGTAGGGCTAACTGTATGTGCGTGTTTATTGGCGGTCAAAGTGTAATTAGTTGTAACTGCTTGATCCGATTCAAAAAATACTGCATCTGTACCGCCTCCAGTAGCTCCAGCACCTCCACCAAGCTCTCCCCATCCAGTATTTTTATATCCTTCAAACCTATTTTGATCTGAGTTATATCTAAATTGTCCTATTGCTGCTGCTGGTGCTCCAGACTGTCCAGGCTGTTGTGCATCAGTACCAACAGGAATTTTTAAAAATCCAGTAGATGACATCGTAACATCACCTGTCATTGTAGGTGTTGCTGCATTAACTAACCCTAAATTTGCCTGTGTAATATTTCCAATAGTTGTAAACGTACCCGTTCCAGAAGATACGGAAGTGCAGATTTTTAATAAATTAGTGGATGAATCTATATGAGGTTGAAATTGAACTACATTTCCATCTCCAGAAGGATCTCCACTTGCAGAGTTTACTGTTCTTAAAGCATCAAAAATATTATTTATTGCTGCACGAACCGCAGCACCCGTTCCATTAGCTGCATTAAAATTATTACCCGTTTCTTTAGTTGTACTATTGACTCTTGCCATTTCGGTAATATTTTATTTTATTT